AGTAGCAACTGTTACTGGCGCGTATGTATATACGGTTAGAGTATCTAATGTGCATCTTTTAGCAAATTAATATTTATAATATATGAATAAAACAATAGAAAATAATACTAAGATATTATATCGACATATTAGATTAGATACGAATGAAGTATTTTATATTGGTATTGGAGATATTACACGTGCTGCCGATAAAACTAGCAGAAGCAAGTATTGGAGGTCTATTACTAATAAAACTAAATATCGAATTGATATTATATTAGATAACTTAACTTGGGAGGAAGCATGTAAAAAAGAAATAGAATTTATTAAATTGTACGGGCGTAAAGACTTAGGATTAGGCACGTTAGTAAATATGACAGATGGAGGCGAAGGGCGAATTCATTGGTCTGAAGAACAAATTGTATTACAACGAATTAAAAGTCAAGAATTATTTGCATCATATAGTGAAGAGCAAAAATTAAAGTGGAGAACTAATATATCTATTAAAGTTCGATTATCAAAATCTAATCGTACTGAAAATCAATGTATAGTTGATAATAAAAAAGTTTCAGATGGATGGAATAAACGAACTCCGGAACAACAGAGACAGTATAAAGAATTTAGTAAATCTAGAAAAACTGATTGGTGGCAGTCGCAACCCGAAGATATAAAAAATGCCATGTCAATTAAAATAAGCAATACATTAAAAGGTAAATATTCTGGAATCCCTAAACCGCAGAAATATGTAACTTGCCCTTATTGTAATAAATTAGGTGGTCAATCTAATATGACTAGATATCACTTTAATAACTGTAAAAAATATGAAAAATAGAATTATAGCACTTTTTCCTGGAAGATTTCAACCTTTCGGAAAACATCACGCAGCTGCATTTATGTGGCTTCAAAATAAATTTGGAAAAGAAAATACTTATATCGTAACATCGAATAAAGTAGACCCAGAAAAATCTCCATTTAATTTTAACGAAAAGAAAGCCATTATTGAACTATATGGCATTAACACTTCTCATATTATTGAAGTAAAGAATCCGTACAGTCCCGCAGAACTATATAGCCAATTTGACCCGGAAACTACCTCGGTAGTATTTATGGTTGGAGAAAAAGATATGGGAGAAGACCCTAGATTTAAAATAGGTCCTAAAAAAGATGGAAGTCCTAGTTTCTTTCAAAATTATAAAGGAAATGAAAATAACTTAGAGCCATTATCTAAACATGGATATTTAATTACTGCTCCGCATATTTCATTAAAAGTGCCTGGGTATGGAGAAATGTCTGGGACTGAAATAAGAAATGTATTAGGAGATACATCAAAAACTAGAGAAGAAAAGAAAGAACTATTCCAAGAAATATTCGGATGGTATTCAGAAAAAATGGCTAACTATATATTTGATAAACTAGAAAATAAAATGACCGAAAAATTTAGTAAAGATTGGTGGTTAAATAAACTACTTCAAGAAGATTGTTGGGATGGATATAAACAAGTTGGTATGAAGAAAAAAGGAAAGAAGCAAGTTCCTAATTGCGTCCCTATTAATGAGGGTGGCGCAGCCGGTCATATGAAACATCCTTTTGATTTACCTCAAGTAAATTCTGGTAAAGATTTAATTAATGTTTTTGAAGACTCTGCTACATACCTAACTACAAACCCAGCAGCAATAAAAATTGACGGAGTAAATGCATCTGTTAGATTAGTTATATTAGATGGTCAAAGACAATTTGTTTTAGATAGAGGCTCAATGAAACCTTTAGATGTTAAAGGAATTACTAAAGCAGATTTATTAGATAGATTCGGAGAAGGACATGGGTTTATTCAAACAGGTGGTAAAGTATTAGATATTTTTAATGATTCATTACCTAGCATTCAACAAGAATTAAAAGCATTAGGAATGTGGGATAATCCAAATATAATGTTTAATGTTGAATATGTTGCTGGAAGTACTAATGTATTATCATATGCTAAAAACTTTTTAGCAATTCATGGTTTATTAGAATTATTTCAAGCTACACCAAAAAGAAGAGAATCAAAAGAAATTTCATATAATAAAAAAGCTTTAGAATCTTTAGTAGCAAAAATGAATCCAATTGCAGAAAAATCTGGATTTGAAGTGGTACATGAATTTACTACTAGACCATCTAAACCAGCAAATTTAAGTTCAGTATTAAATCAAAAACATACTATTATCATTAATGGTAAAAAAGAATCTAAATCATTAAAACAATGGTTAGATGAAATTCAAACAATACCTAGTGGTCAAAAAGTAACTTTAATAGATGATAAAACAGTTGGCGCAGTATCTAAAGAAATATTAATGAGGTTATCAGGAAATAATAATATTAATGAAATAGTAAAAGATCCTGCAGATTATAAAGCAGCAATTGATGGATATTTTATTTACTTATCTACAATGCTTTTAGGTGATGAGGTATTAGAATCAATTACTTCAGATCTAGGAGATAGTAAAGATCAAGAGGGTATTGTAGTAAGAGGATTATATCCAGATGTATTTAAGATAACTGGCTCATTTATTATAAAAGGCATGGAAAGTCAATTTAGAAAATAATTATATAAAAGGTTATGGCAAAAAAATTACAAAACATTAGAGCGATAAATCAAATGCTCTCGGGAACGCATAAGTCTCAAAACAAAACAACAGTTGGATATCAGTCTAAAGAAGAAGATAGAAATGTTGGAGATAAGTGGATTGATAATAACGGAGTTCAATGGGAACAAAAGGACGGTTATAAGGTTAGTTCAGCAAAGGCATTAGAAGCAGTTATGGCAGCAATTAAAGCATTAAAGATGCCTAATACATGCCCTAAATGTAATAATGAAATGAAAGATAATCAATATAACAAGAAAATGTGGAAAGTTCATAAAATGTGCTTTGATTGTGTTATTGATATGGAACATGATCATAGACTTAATGGTACATATGAACAATATGAAAAGGATTTAATGAGAAAAAACATCGAAGCTTGGTTAATAGATGCAAGAGCAGAAATGGGTGCTATTAAAGAGCTTTTAACTAAAGCAGAATTTGTTAATTCCGATGGTACTGTTGAAAAATGGGACTCGCCTTGGAAAGGTAAGGAACAAGAATTAGAAGAATTATTAGAAAAAGATTTTCAAAAAGTAAAGTCTCAATTATTAGGAGAACCAATAAATGAAATCATCAATACTTAATATTATTTATATACTTGTTTTTATTGTAATTTTCTTTTATATTAAGTATTACATAACAAACTTAAATACAAATGTAATTCAATTACAGCATAATATTGAATTGAGAGAAGCTCAAAACGATAGCATCTCAAAAAAATTAGATAGCATTGCAGTTAAGAAAGTAGAAGTAACAAATAGAATTGACAATAGAACTACAACTATTAATAATTTACAAGAATCATTAAACTCAGTACCGACATACGATACAAGTTTAGCAAATGCAGTAATATTTTTACGAGCATTTGGAAATAAACAATTAAATTAACAATGAAAAAATTAATATTTTTTATAATCTTATGTATGGGTTTAGCTATAAATGCAAACGCGCAAGTACCAGATACATGCTTTTCTAAAAGAAAGATTATAAATATTTACAATAATATTAGAGTATTAGAACATAAAGACTCTATTCATACCCAATTAATAGAAGAATACAAAGCTCAATGTATAGATTTTAAAACAGCATTAGAGTTAGATAGTATTACTATTATTAGCCAAAAGGCTCAAATTACCAACTTAGAAGAAAATGTAAAAGATTGGAAAAAGATTTACGAATCAGTAAAACCAAAGTGGTATGAAAAGCCACCGATAATGTTTTCTTCTGGCGCAATATTAACAATGTTATTATTTAAATTATTCTAATATGGTTGATGTAAGCGATTATCAAAATAAAGTTGTTCAAACTCCACAAAATGTAAAGGATATTATAAGGGAGGAATATAAAAAATGCGCAAAAGACCCCGTGTACTTTATGCGTAAGTATTGTTATATTCAACATCCAATGAAAGGCAAAATGCTTTTTGATCTTTATCCTTTTCAAGAGCAGTGCTTATATGATTTTAGAGATAATGATAGAAATATTATTTTAAAGTCTCGTCAGTTAGGTATTTCTACTTTATCTGCAGGATATACATTATGGTTAATGGTCTTTCATGAAGATAAAAACTGCTTAACTATTGCAACGCGTCAAGAAGTAGCTAGAAACTTAGTAACTAAGGTAAGAGTTATGTATGATAATTTACCTAGTTGGTTAAAGCAAAATGCTCAATCAACAGAAGATAATAAATTATCATTACGTTTATCTAACGGGTCTCAAGTAAAAGCGTCTTCTACATCAGTATCTGCAGGTCGTTCTGAAGCAGTATCATTACTTATTATAGATGAGGCTGCGTTTATTGATTCTAATACAATTGAAGAACTTTGGGGTGGTTTGCAACAAACAATGGCAACGGGTGGTAAATGTATTATGTTATCTACTCCTAATGGTATGGGTAACTTTTTCCACAGAATGTGGCAAAGAGCAGAAGAAGGAGATAATAACTTTCATACTATTAAATTACATTGGACAGTACACCCAGACAGAGATCAAACCTGGAGAGATGCTCAATCAGCAGAATTAGGAGAAAAATTAGCAGCTCAAGAATGTGATTGCGATTTCACGACATCTGGTAATACAGTTATCGAGTCTACAATTTTAAAATGGTATTGGGAAGAATCTGGATTATTATGTGATCCTATAGAAAGACGCGGATTTGACGGAAATATGTGGGTATGGAAATATCCTGACGTAACTAAATCATATATGGTTGTAGCTGACGTTTCTCGTGGTGATGCATCTGACTATTCTTCATTTCATATTATTGATATTGAAACCGTTGAGCAATGCGCTACATATAAAGGAAAATTAGATCCTAGAGATTATGGAAATTTATTAGTAGCAGTTGCAACTGAATATAACGATGCTTTATTAGTAATAGAAAATTCGAATATTGGATGGGCCGCAATACAACCAGCTATTGATAGAGGATATGGAAATTTATTTTATAGCAGTGCAGATTTAACAGTAGTAGATATTCAACAACAAATGGCATCTGGATATGATTTAGCAACTAAATCTAAAATGACTCCGGGATTTTCTCAAACAGTAAAAAATAGACCATTAATCATATCTAAACTAGTAGAGTATATGAGAGATAAAGCTCCTATTATTCATTGTAAACGAACAATTAACGAGCTTCAAAACTTTATTTGGAATAGTTCTAGACCAGAAGCACAGTATGGATATAATGATGACTTAGTAATGTCATTATCTATTGCTCTTTGGGTTAGAGATACTGCTTTAAGATTACGTCAACAAGGATTAGATCTTCATAGAAAGACAGTAGGCTTAATAGGAAAATCTGCACCTGTATATTCTAGAT